AGCGCGTGCACGAATTGCGTAAAGAGAAGAAACGCCTAGAAAAAGAGCATGAAAACATGCTAGACCAGTTCAGAAAACACACAATCGCATGGGACGAGCTAAAACCCTCGTTTGATGCGTTCAACAGGACAAACGTTCTTCTCGCGGAAACAGAGCTTGAGATGAAAAAAGCTTGGCGATAGACGGTTAGTTGGTATTACCTCCTCCAATACCAACACAAAGGCATGAAACGTTGACAAGTGGAAATATGGATTTGCTTATTTACACTTGACACGCTCGCAACACCACCTGTAAGATAGCCAAGCCTTATGGGGGATGCGTTCTCGCGCATCTTGGTCTAACGACCTAAACTCCACGAGAAACACATGACGCTGGTCTACGACTCGCGTCTTTTGTGTTATACTATTTTTGAAAGACAAACGGGGTGATTCTTCCGCGCTTGCTCGTCTTGCTCTTTCAGCCAATTTGCGTAGCCTACTCCCTCGGCACACGAACGAGCGGGTTGATACTTCGAAGTATCGCAAGTCCCCCTAAAGGGGATTTTGGCGTATAGTAGAGGTATGAAAAACGTTTGCTCGCATTGTAAGCACGAAGTACTCCCCGTTTCGGAAGAATCGCTTAAGAGAGGCTTTGTCCCGCTCTGTACTGACTGTTGCGTAAAGCTCGCTCGCATAACGAATGTTACGATCGCCTACCGCAAAGGCGTAGCGAAGGTGAAGCTGTGATGGTATACTATAAGGGTATGAAACAAAAACCTCCCGTTATCAAAATCCTCAAAGGTGGCAAATGCTAGCCCTTGACAAAACACGCCTTCTGGGCGTGTAATGTATTTATATGAAGCTATTTGCGTTATTCATGGCGACCATAAGCGTTTTCTTAATTGGTAGATCCATTACGCGCGAAGAGTGGACGGGTTTTCATTATCCAGATCCAGCAAACATGAAAGAATACGCCATAAGCAAGCCAATGCAGTCTTTTGGTGAATGCGTAAAATGGTCTATAACGAAAAAGAAGGATAACAATGACAGCAGGATCGAGTGTGGGAAAAATTGCAAGTACGATAGAGAGCTAGATTCGTTTATCTGCAAAGAGGTATATTAAAAAGCCCCCTATTGGGAGGCTTTTTTTGCGGCTCTCTCAAGCACGCTTTGAATTACTTCGCCCTTATCTGCTACTTTTTCTTGAACAAACCTAGCGCCAGCGGTCACCGCTTTATCTATAACGCCACTTGGCGACGTTGGAATAGACTCACGAAGTAGTTGGAGACTTTGCAGAAGATTTCTCTGTCTCGTATCGCCAGCTATTTCCATAGCCTGCTTCGCGAGAGTAGCTTCACGAACGAGGTCGATACCCGTTAGGTCTTTTATTTGTTTGAATAACTGCTTCGTACCTCCGTCTGTAGGGCTAAACACCCGTTTCATAAGAGATCCGCCTTTAGACGCGTCCTGACCAAGCGCTTTATTAAGTTTATCGCGTAAGTCAATCATGTAGGCAAACTTGTCGTTCGCCTGCGTATACTGCTTACCGCCTATCTTGCGCACACCAGCGTTTAGCTCGCCTACCGCTTTCTTGAGAACGCTTTCCGTCTGGCTGTTCACTGGTACCGCTGTCATTGTTTTTCGCTTGTAGAGAATATCTTGGATAGCATCCACGGTTCCGTCTGCCCTGAACACCGTATCCGTATCGTCAAGGTTATCGAGTAGGGCGTATACGTCCTGCACGAGCTTCTTGTCGGAAGGGTCAAGAGCGATACGCGATACACGCCCCTCGGCATTCTGCACAGCATAGCCAGTCACAGCTCCAGCGTCATCTAGTACGGGTACAATGTCAGCGCCAACGACCTCGCGTAAACCAGTAACGAGCGTTTCCTTTGCTCGCCTTGTGTCGATAGACATATTCCCCACTTTCCCAAGAGCTTCCTGTTTTATTTTGCCCTGCTTGCTCATCCGCTTACCAATTGTTTCAAGAGCTGTTTCACCTTTCTTACCTGCTAGTTCAAGTGGGGTTTCAAGAGCTGAGTTTGAAGCAGCGCGTTTAGCCTGCTTGAGATAGGTATTATAGCTCGTACTGATAGTTTCTTGCGTTTTTGGGCTGACCACTTTCTTACCCTCGGCTGTTAATTTGGATAAAGCTTCTTCTGGCACGGCTTTTGTCGGATCAAGGACGTTCAGTGTATGTGTATCAAGACCAGCAAGAGCCTCGCGTGCCGCGCCGCTCTTTATCGCTTTTATCTGCGTTTTTACACCGCCTATAACTTTTGTCGCTCCTCTAGCTAAAATAGGCAAAGCCCCACCTAGAACACCGCCTGCTACCGCCCCACCAGCGATACTAGCGAGCATATCGCCAGCAGTGTCATCTTCTTCCTTGAGCGAGGAAGATGCCCCAGCGAGCGCTCCGCTCTTTGCCCCTTGGGTAGCACCCACAAGCACCTTCCCTTTCAGCCCAGCTTTTACGGCCCCCCCACCTATAAGCATTGACGCGATATCCGTAGCCTGCGCGAACGTTTCTTGTGGTGTCTGCGCACCGTACTTTTCAACATCACCAGGAACGGCGGATAGAGGCTTCACCTCTCCTAATATAGGCACGTTAGAGCTACGGTTTGCCCAGTCGGCAATAGCCCCATCTGCGCCTGTAAGACCCGCTATACCACTGATAAGCGCTTTTGGTAGCTGTATAGGGAGTTGCGCGACTGGTTTAATAGTCGCATTGAATAGAGACCGCAAGAATCCCTGCTCTGGCTTTTCCGACGCCCGTGAAAGAATGCCTTGATTCTTATCTGGCACGAACCCAGTTTTCTTGGTTGAGGTAGACGCGGTTCCTTCTACGGATTTTTTCTGGTTGTCTGGTATGAACGGCATATTAGTATCTTTCGTACTTAGTTTCATCAAACTCGCTTAATGGGACTGTGCCTTTTTCTCCAGAAGCCTTATCTCTAACGCGAACCTTTATATCAAGAGAATTGATGTACGGATCAGCCGTGTACTTGTCGTACTGTACCGATAGGTCATCAAACTTCTGCTTCGCTCCACGTTCTACCGCTCGGATACTGTCGTCGATACCGCTTAGGATACCCTTATTGCCCCCAGACGTGAGTTTACCGATAGCACCACCAAATCCCGTCGCTGGCTTAATAGCCTCTTCCAAGATACTGACGTCTGGTCCAGTCAAAGCTCCGAGACCAGCCGCATCTTTGTACTTAATCTTAAGATCTGCATACGCACTCTCAAGAGCTGTTTTATTTTTCCCGAATGCCTCAAAACCGTGCTCCGCCACGAGGTCTTTATATCGGTACAAAGCATCAAGCAACCCACGGGCTGAATCGATAGCCTTCTTTTCGGCGGATTTCGCGACGGCTGTGCGTTGCTTCTCGCTAAGGATAGCCCCGCCTGTTTCCGTGGTACCGCCAGGGATATACCCAGCGTCAGCCGCGTCCTGCACTGTGGCTGTAGGTCCTAGACGTTTATCAGGCGGTAGTGTTTGGTTGATAGTTTCGATATCCGCAAGGCTCAGCTTCGTAGATGCCGTACCCGTCGTCTTAAACGTTGGCGTATCCGTTCCAACCTGCAAGAGCGGATGGACGCGTGGCGCTTTACCAAATCCATCAATCTCAGAAAGAGGAATGAACCGCGAAGAAGTTACGACGCCAGGCTTATAATTGCTTTCAAGAGCACGAATGCCTACAACGCCATCCTTTATCTCATGACCGAGGTACGTTCCAACGTGGCCTGTCCACGTCCCCATCTTCTGTGTGAACACGTCTCCCACCTCTAACTGGTCAAGAATCGCCATAGGGTCGCCCTGACCTTTCTTCCACAAATCCATCTTTGCCATTTTGCTCTCGAAGGAATCGCCTACACCAATACCCGTGAGGTCGTTCACGAACTCACCACACTGCACACGAGGGTTTCCACTCGCATCCGTAAACGGCGAGATAGACCCTTCTGGGAGAACCTCCTGCACCGCTTCCTGCGAACGCGAGGGGAAGTACGGGAGCATCTGTCCCGTCTTTGCGTTGACGCGCCAAGGCTTACCCGTGCTATCAAACTCCGTCTTCCATCCATCTTGTGCCGACCCGCTTTCGCCGATAACGGTGCGCGTCATCTCCTTCGTTTGCTCGTTAAACGTAAAGAACGTCGTTTGCCCGTCCACGTCCTCCGTGAAGGTCTTTATCGTCCCACGGTCTAATCCGGTGTATTCCACCCCCCCAATATTCACGCTCGTCCCCACTGGTACCTTCGACAGCGTGGTGATAAGCGAGTTTGCAATATCAATATCTGCTTTACGAGCTTCTGCCGCGTCTTTCACGAGGGCACGTTGCTTTTCCGCAACAGCGGTCTGATAAATACCCTGCCCAACGCCTTGAATACCCACGGAAGAATCGTACCAATCAAAAAGCTCTTGCGAAGGCTCAATATCACTCATCGCAAGCTGAGAAAGCACATCACGTCCAAAATCCTGAACGTACTTACGCTCAGAAAGAATCTGCTGACGTTTTGCCGTGGCGATCTGCTCTTCCTTGATACGCCTCTCAAGCATACGGTCTGCCTCTTGGCGGATACGGTCGGCTACCTCGTATTCTCCCTGCTTCAGCGCGGCACGCGACTGCATGATGAGCTGTGATTCCTGACGCGAAAGGTCATTCATCACACGCGCTTGGTCGCGCTGTAACTGCGCCATCTCCGATACTCCGTATGGCGTGTCCTTACGTCCTAAGCGGTACGACAAAACGCTTTGCGTGGCTTGTTGCTCGCCTTGCTGCTCGCCTAGCTGGGCTTTCCGTTCATTGAAAATACCACGAATAGCCTCCTCTTCCTGCTTCTGCGCGTCGCGTAGCTCTTGAATACGTCGCTGTTCTTCCGCTTGAAGGTTCGTCTCACGCCCTGCGAGATACGCATCCGTCCCCTGCATGGTCTGTTCGCCCGTCTTCGCTGTCACGGTCATGCCTGTTTGTGGTACTTGGCGGTTCTGGAGCGCTTTGAGGGTATTCACGTCCGTGTTATACAGAGCCGCTTGGCTCCCAAGCCCGTACTTCTCCCATGGCTTGTCCGTTTGGATATCGCCCTCGATATACCGCCCTTCGACTGGTTCCCAGTACGTTGATTTCGCTGGCTGTTGGTAAACGGGGTTCTCTTGTTGCATCGCGCCGTAGTTTACTGGTACAGGAGCCATGCCTTGTGAGTTCGTTTGCCCTGTCTGCGCACCCCAAACGAGCGTATTTGGATTCGCTTGCGCTTCCATCTGTACGCGCTCTTCCATCTGTCTTTGAGCGTAGTCGCCCATCTGCGCCGCGGTGAGTCCTTGTGTGTTAGTTTCAGCCATATTATGGGGTTATTTTCATACTTCGAGGAACGTCATTCTCAATCTCCACAAGCCTATATCCGAGGCGAATCAGCTCGTAGTTCTCTCCTTCGCCATCTGAACCAAGTTGGCACGAGATGGTGAAGAAGCGAATGTTCTTTTTCAGCTCTAGGAAGAAGCGATAGCGGGACATATCTTCATTCACCGCATTCGATCCTATCTGCTGGCTTCCGAATGGTGAGGCTCCAAAAGGATTATACGTTGTTTTCGTGAATTTGTTGTCTGCGCTATCCGCATCAAGGATAAACTCCTCTTGATTGGTTACACCGTCCTCGTCGTAGAGGATCGTGAGAGGGATAGACGATATTTCACTCATCTTTATCTCCACGAACACAGCATCTACAAGTTTGCGCTTATTTGGCTGGTCGAAGTGCTCGTTCCAGAGGCGTAATGTCGTGGTAAATGACGACGTGTTGTCCGTTTTGGACTGAATCACGCGGTAGGTATTTGAGTTGATGGACGAATGCCATCGAATCTCGATACGTTTTTCCGTGGAGCTTTCAATCGCTGTCCAGTCGCTGACGTTCCAACCGATATACGGCGTGTCCCACCGGATAGGCGTAGGTTCGCCCGATGGGTCAAGCGAAACCTTCGTGAGGTCACCCACAAGAACGATATCGTTCGTGGTAGAAAACTGGTCTTGCTTGAAGGCGTAGTAAATAACGTTATCCACACAAATACCCGAAGCCTCGTCATGCACACCACGGTCAAAGATAGGCTGTACAGGCTCGCTCAGGACGTAGTATTGTGGCTGGTCATTTTGCGTAATACCAGAAAGAAGCATCATGCGCTTATCAGGGGTCACGAACACCACGCCTTGCGGAGTCGCAAACGTCGACTTCTGATTCACCGCTCCAAGAGACGTAGACTTGTCGTCGCTTGGCACGAGCGTCTGATAGCGTGGCGCATCAAGGCGATCGCCCATCTGGATAAACTCAAGAAGTTTAATGATGCGAGGCTTAAAACAGAGAATCGTTTTGTTGAGCTTCGCAAACGACGTGATAGCCCCGCCAAACTCCACTTCCTTCGCACCTCCGTCGCCATCCGTTGCGCCCGTCGTCCAATCGTCGGGGTTGTCGAGCTTGGAATAGTTCCACACGCTCTTTTTGGTCTCTAGGCGAGCGTGGATACGCCCGTCGTGGGCAAATACAACGCTTCCCTGTACGGAAGACATGGAAGAGACCGTTCGTGGCTTCTGGAGAGCGATATCGCCTGCGACCACACCGCCCGCCGAGGGGTCTGGCGTAACCCCTGTGAGGGTCGTGGTGCCTTCTCCTCCTGTGTAGGCGTACGCTACGCCGTCAATCAGCACCTCGCGCGTCCCAGAGGTGTAAAACCCAAGGTTCGTCCACGTACTCGCGGCTATAGAGATGGTGTTTGCGGTTACGCCTGAAACCGTAGCCCTCGAACCATTCCACTCATAAAAGCCATCCGTCCCGTTCGAGAAGTACGTCGAAGCGTAGAGCGAAGCCGTTTCCGAGATGTTCGCGTAGCCCCACTCCGTATCTGCCGTAAGTCCCGTTAGCAGTGTCTCGTACTCACTGCTAGTTCCTTCAAGCCAGTACACGAGCGTCGTACCTGCCATCTTTAGCTCGTATTTCAGCCCTTCACGCGTCTCGAATATCCACGCGCGTTTGACAGGCGTGGCGTTACTCGCCTCCGTCCCTACCACCTCGTAGCCACCGCGAGGCGTAGGATTATCCGTTCCTTGGAACGTCATGTTCTGCCCAACGGGGAAAACCCCACGGGTTTGCGTGGGGTCGTAGCGCGTCTCGTAGCCCCTCCAACGCTTCGTGGGAAGCATATCAGGGAAGATGACCCACTCACCGCCGTTCTGGCGTAGTTTTGCGGTCTCTTTGTTGTTTGGTCGTGTTCCTGCGCGTTTTTGGATCATAGGCTAGAAGGTATTCCAACGGCGATACTTCTGCGTCGAGATGCGCTGTTCCTTGCTTGGATACTTCGCGCTCAGCGTACGAGCGTACGGAAGGGCTTTCTGCATAAACTCATCCGCAAGCCCCGTATCTTGAAGACGTAGCTTCGCAATACTCGCCAGCGTGTTGTATTTATAGAGTCCGTCGAGGTCAGGCGGGCAAAGAAGCGTGTCAGCGATGTCCGTAATAGCCTGTTGGTACACCCCGCTCGTGTTTTGCACGTTATAGCGAGAGTAGTATGGCAAGCGGAAGTACACGCCTAGCGTCGCGAAGATGTTATCGAGGCGATATGTCCCAGCCACACCCGTCGTTCCGTGGGTGATAACCACCGCAAGATACGCAATGTTCGTATCCGTTGGCGCCCCCGTGGTGGTTTTGGTCGTCGGATCGAATGAGATAATGCCAAATCCTCCAAGAATGTCCTCGCCATTATGTCGCGTTGCCGCGCTCATCTGGTAGTAGTTTGACGAGTCCGTACCCACGCGAAGAACAACACTCGCAATCGCGGTCGTGTTGCTCGATGGGCATCCAAGGTCAATCCCATACCGCCCTTCCGTCAAATAGTCCGAGATGTCGACAGCGGATTGCCCCGTGCAGGTGAGCGTCGTGCTCCCCCCTGATGGCGTGACCGTAAAGCGAAGCGACGCCTCGCCCATGGTTTTTATCTCCTTATCAAGCACAAGAGAGCTTCCATCTCCGCTAACCGCCCATGTGCCATTCTCCGTGAGTGAGTCGCATCCGTTGATGGTTAGCTTTGCTCTATCCTCGCTTGTCGCCACAAGTACCGCGTCTTCCATGTTAAAACGGATAGACGTGATGCGATTATGTGGAAAATGCGAGAAGTCACGCGTTGTAACGTGTGACGTTCTAGGCGACGTATTTCCATACGGAAGCTCTGGCTCGATGATAGCTAGCCAGTCCGAAGGAAGCGCGTACTCGTAAATCCCGTTGTAGAGAACGAGGTCATGCACGCGCTCGCTCGTAGGAGCTTTGTTTTGCGTCATGAGGGTCTTATTCTCTTCATTGAGGAAGTAGATATAGTCCGTTTCGTCCACGGATTGCCCTACCGAGTTGAGGGCAATCAGCGCGTCATTAAACCCATCCGAAACAAGGAAGGACATACTAGAGCGATTCAGCCGTCCAACGGATATACGAGGTAAAGTTGCCAGCCGATCCTGAATTTTGCGTATGAGTAACCACGAATCCAGTCGCAGTACGTGAGGAGATAGCTGCGGAAAACTGCCGAGATCCACTTTGGTCTTGCACGCAGTATACGCCATCATTCAAGCAGAACAGGGTAAAAAAGGATGAACCGTTCGTTAGCGACCAATGCCCCTCGTTACCGCCGACAGAGATGAAGTCCGCGTTTCCTAGGACGTTTTGATAGTTTCCCGTTTCAGAGCTCGCAATAAACGAGATATTTGCTGGATAGAAGTTTGTCGTCGCTGTTACCGTTGCCCCAGATGCTACGTTCGAGAACGTAAGCGTACCGCTAGCGATATACTTCGGGTGTGACACCTGCAAACACGTTGCCGAGAGGGCTACGCCAATACGAGCGATATTCGTACCAGGGGTCGTGGAGATTTGTCCCGCCGTTCCGTTGAGGTAGTACTGCGCACCTGGAGTCAGCCCAGACTGGTTACAGTTAACACCGCCCGGACGGGTGTACTGCGCTTCTGCGCCTTCTGTTGCTGTATTTTCTGCAATACCCACAAACGAAAATGTAGACGTTCCCGATGAGTTGTTGATAGTACCAATGCTAGACGTGGCTGTCGCGAATACTGCTCTTCCCGCCGTTACAGAGCCAGAGACCGTTCCCGTAGCTGTGAACGCACGGATTTCCGTATCCGTGTAGAGCTTCGTCGCTACGTCAGCGTCTAGCGTAGGCGTAGGCGCTCGAAGCGAACCCGTGCTTGTGACGTTGCCAGAGAAAGAGAAGTTATCCGTCGTATCCACCTCCACGCTTCCATCTACCGCAAAGCCAATACCGCCCGTAGATGAGGCGTTGATGTAGAGGTTGCCATCACCAGCCGTATCGAAGGCAAGTCCTCGCGTTGTAGAAGCGTTTACGCCCACTCGTTCAGGAGCGGAACCGTCCACAGAAAGACCGCGTGTGCTAGAGACGTTCGCGGCGGTAAATCCCCCCGCGCCTACTTGGTCAACGTAGTATTTCGTGGCGAATTGTCCGTTCGTGGTTGGAAGCGCCGTCGTAGAAGACACGACAGGGAACGCTTGGAACGTCTTTACATCTTCGATCGTCTGGTCACCCGTGATAGAGACAAACTCCGTGAAGAATTGCCCAACATCCGTGATGATAATTGGCGTACCTGCGTTATGCGCGAAGGCAAGCGTACTCGATGGGGTCATGCTTCCACCTTGGAAGGAGAGACCGCGGGAACAGTTCGTCCACGAGATAGTTGTGACACCCGTACACGCGATGATTTCCTCACGAGACGTGCCAGTCGATAACGAAAGATACACGCGAACCGTAGAAGACGCGGATACACTTCCGAGACTAATTTGGTTGTTTGCCTTGTCCTTTGTGGATGCGACAGGAATAGTGGTTGCCGCTGCGCTCACGAAGGACGTCGTACGCGATTGATACCCCGTGACAGGTGTATAGCCTGCGCCAAGCGTTGGCTCGTCGATTTCCTCCACTTCAAGAAAGTCGCCTGCATAAATGCGGTTTGGATCTTCGATGTTGTTTCTTTGTACCAACGAGGCAACGGTCGTGTCGAACCTCCGAGCGATGCTTGTCAGGGTGTCACCTCGTTGGATGACGTAGTTTGCGCCAAGAGCGCTCGTCGGAAGGACGAACGCGAGGAGAAGAAGGATGGAAGAGAGAAGTTTTTTCAGCATATTTTAGCTCATTATAGCACCATCTGGGATTGATTGCAGTAAGGAAGAGGATACTTCCACCCATGTTTTATCACTACCGAAGCGTCCACCATGTTTGAAGAACACTCGCTCGTCAGAAAAGAGGCGCTTTGTTCCTTTTTCCACACGATAGATACGCGGGTCGTCCTTTGCTTTCACGTCCTTGCCTTCGTACGAGCGGATAAGAGGAGCGTCATCCATGTCTACCGTGACATAGCCAACGCTTTTCACTATGTTGAACCAGTCGTGAATCGTGGCGTAGAAGCGTCCGTTATCGCCGTAAGAACGTCCGAAGCTGTTTTGGAAGACCATAAGACCCTTCTTGAGGTCGTAGCCGATACAGATGAACGCATGACCGCCTACGCTGATGCCACTTCCAATGCGAAGGACGAACGGCGAACGCAAACCACCGCTCATGTTGTACCCTGTTCGCCAGTCCATCCACGTCTGAATGACGTGTCCGCTATCGAGCGCGTGAAACCACGCGTCTTTGCCACTTACGGCGTAATACCGCTTAGAGCGATGTTTTGCCGCATTATCCACAACGGCGGAAGTCAGGTTCTTTGGCGACGCATACGTTGCAAAGTCTGTACGGCTGTCGTCGAGGATAGAGCTTTCCGTTGCGCCAAAGGCGATAAGCGTCGTTTGCGCGTTACGGAGCGTAGAATAGCCATCCTTTTCGAGTCTTCCGCTCTTTCGCGCATGGGTTACGACGCTCTTGACGGATAGCTCTACGCCTTCTTGCACTTCTTTCTGTGCCGTGACAGAGGCGAAACAGCAGGTATTGAAGGGTTGTTGGCTCTTCACGGAGAGAGTTTTGAGAATGTGGACGTCTTTCTTCGGCTTATACGATCCTGCGCCAAGCACCACGTCGTCATACGAAAAGTCACGCTCGTCAGGTTTCTGCTCGATGAGACCAAGCGTTGGTGTTTTGAGTACGGCGGAGAGAATCTCGCGTAGAATAAGAGGAAAAATCATAGTATTAGCACTTCCAGCGCTTGAGGGCTAGCGCTTTACGAGTAGGTTTACCGCTTTCTGTTTTCATAGGACCTTTTACGCCTTCCATACGGGCGCAGAACGAGGCGCGACGCTTCGCATCAGCACTCCCTGCTTTGACTTTGCCCGTGACAGGCGCTTTGAGGTTCGATCCTGTGGCGCTGTTGTACTTCGCGCGCCCTTTTGCGGTGAGACCACCCGCGTGAGACTTCTCACCACGACCAAGAGAGAGTGAAACGCTTTTCTTTGCTGGCATATTAGTATTTGCCCGCTTTCTTACGAGCAGTTTTTGCCGTACTAAGAGCGATAGCAACGGCTTGGTCTTGTTGCTTTCCGCTTTTCATTTCCATCTTGATGTTCTTCGAGATAGATTTAGAAGAATATCCTTTGACGAGTGGCATAGTAGAGGTAACACGACGGATGCGTGGATTTAGTGGGAGGGATGATTGGAGAATCATGACTCTATCATAACACAAAAGCGAGGCTCACATGACCTCGCTTCGTGGCTATCTCAAAGGGGGTACAAGTTGTACCTCCCTCCCTAGAGCAGAAGAAACATTCTGCTTTGGATATAACTAGGAAGAGACGGCAATGGTGGGACTACTCGGCGGCTGAATCTTCGGAAGGCAATTTTGAAGCCTCTTCGGATACAGGAGCTTCAGCTTCTACCGCTGGGACCTCTTCCACTACCTCAGGCGCTACTTCTACCGCCTGTGCTTTTGCTTTTGCGTCCAAGACTGCGGCAATCGATACCTCTACCGTAGCGGTTGGGTGCTTTTCCATCTCGAGGACAAGCTCGTCCTTGGTTACGCCGTTTGCGTTCAGGTACTCCTGCAATTCCGTACCTACGCCATGGGCATTAAGTTCCGTCCACGTCCACTGCACGAAAGAAAGGTTTTCCATATGTTGATAGTTTATGGTTAAGAGTAAACCATCTCCATCATACCACGGTCAAGGACACTTCACGAAACGGCCTGTTTTCTTATCTCGGCAACGGATGTTCGGTTCGAGCATGATCGTGGACGTTGGGATGTTACTTTTTGGCGTCTCGGATGGCGGAGACGTCTCTTTTGATGTCAGAGAGCGTCGTCAGCACTTGGGAGATGGTCGCCTCCTGTCGTGCGGACTGCTCTCGTAGACTTGATATAACTTCGGTTTGGTAAGAGACCGTGGCGTCTAGCTTGTCCACTTTGTTAGACATGACGCCGAACGTCACACCAGCCACGGCGATGGTGATAACCAAGCCAAGAGGCATCAGAACGTCCTTATCTATAATGTGTTTCGCTTCTTCCGGCATAGCCCTAGATACCCTTAACGTACTCGCGTACTGCATTGATGAGTCCCGTGGAGAATGCACCCCACGAGGTTAAGAGAACATTACGCCAGTTGATAGGGTCGCTCGTCGCAATATAATCGGACACCTCAGGCGCGAGCATCACGAACCCTGCGAGAAGCGCACCAGCGAGAGAGATGCCAAAACCCTTGAGAGTCTTTTCAAGGGAGATGGAATCCATGGAGAAGGAGTGTTGCATATACGTTTATGATACCGCAGTTCGGAGAAGCGCGGGAGAGGTGATACGGAAGTCAGCGAACCATGCATCCATGATGAGGGTTGTCGTACCCGTGTTACCCGTGACGTGAGGGCGGATAGTAAGGAATCGTGTCGCGCTGTTGGTTGTGAACGAGATCGTGTGGAGCGTCCAATCTTGTGTGACCTTGATTGGCGTATCAGTGTTCACAACCACCTGCGCGCCTTCACTGCTACGTTCCACAAACGCTGCATGTGCGCCGTCGTTGGAATCACCACTCGTAACGTTCGTCTTCATATAGAACGTACAGGTGTACGCCGTAGAAGGGAGAACGGGGATAGCCTGAAGCATCCCAGCGCGCGAAGCGGAGAGGATGTTCTGAGCGGTCACACGGCTGTTTACGTCGGTTGTGGCGAGTTTTAGCGTTGCCTTGCCGTTGTACGTTTCCGTTGCGTCAATCTGCGCGGTTATGGAGTTGTTAATGCCGAAGACCGCCCAATTCGAGCCAGCGATAGGTACGGCACTCCCTGTCGCCGTACCGTCGATATAGCCCGTTGTTGTTTGCGGAGCGACAAGAGTAGGCACGGTCGTGAAGTCACCGTTGAGGACGAACGCTTCGCCAGCAGGACGTGTAGGGATGGAGGGGGCGGTTCTTGTGTTAGACACGGCTGTACGGAGCTTCACTGGCGCATAGGAGCTATTCCACGTCGTGATAGTGCCAAGACCGCCAAGCGTCCCGTTTGTGGCAAACGTAGAGCTATCAGCAAGCGTGCTTCCACTTCCTTCCGTCATGCGCAAGTCCAAAAGCGTGCCAGCGATGAACGCATCAGACATGATGCCGTTGAAGTAGCGGTTTTGGTGTTCGGCAAGCGTAGGGAGTGTGGTGTTGAGAATAGGGCGGTAGATATAGCCATTGAGGGTCAATCCCGTTGCGCCCGTGAAGTAGCCACCAATACGAAGGTCTTGCGTGGTTACACCCATGGTTCCAGAGATGCCCGTGATTTCTTCGGTCAACTGGTTTCCATTCAGAAACATACGGATAGCGGAGCCGTCATACCCCACCTCAAGGAGGTTCCATTCCCCCCTTACCACACGTCTGCTTTTGCCGTTCGCGCTGAGGTTGCGCGTGATACCGCCGATAGTAGAGAACCACTTAGGGGAGCCATCAGCACCAACCGAGACGAAGTAGGAGTTCGTTGCGCCTGTTTGCGTTTTATCGAAGAGAACAAACTCCTTAGGCGTGCCGACAGGATACACCCACACGGAAAGACACACGCTCGCCGTGGGGTTGAGGTTCGCCGCGTTAGGAACCGTGATAGGAACCGCCCCATCCGCTCCACTGATTCGGATGGAATACGGTATGTCCCGAAGAGTGAAGCGAGGCATAGGTTATTCTTTAGGTAGCGTAGGCTCTACTTCTACCATGTCAGCCGAAGACAGGTCTTTCCCAACCAAGGCTGTTTTATCGAGAGCAAGAGGCTCTAAAGCAGGAGCCATATCCGTGCGAGCGATGGATTCGAGGTATTCCACGAAGGCTTTTTCCGATTCAAAGTTGCCAAGCCCTTCGATTGTTTTTGTTTGCCCGTTTGCCTGAAACGTGACCGTGCGAGCAGCGAGGTCAAGAGCGGTGATTTTAATCATATTATGCGTCAGTATTAACGACTAAGCGGTCAGCAGCAGAAGTCACACACACCACCCCGTTTGACATAGTAGCGCCTCTAAACTCATGCCACCCAGCGACTGTGCCGATAGGAAGAATCCACGGTGTTGTACCAGACGCCGCCGAAGCGTTGTCGTAGAACGTTGCCGTACCTGTAAGCGCAACCTCGACATAGACCCCGTTGAGGCGACCAGTCGTGTTGCGGCAGACGGTTGTCGTAGCCGTGGTGATACGCGTAGACGTACCGCCGTCCACGACGAGCATGCGGTTGCGGTTCTGGTTTTCACCCGAAGTAAGCGTGTTTGCGTTCGTTTGAAGGTTGCCAAGAGAATCCGCTTGCAACGGTCCACCTTGCCCCTCTGTACGCACCGTTGGCGAGGCGTTGTAAATAGCACGGGGGAGCGTGTTTACCATTCCCGTGAAGTTGGTGCTGTTGGAGGTAACGCCAGACGTGCCAGCGGATTTACTAAGAGCCTTATATGCAGCGCTCGTAAGGCTTGTCTGTGTGCTTGCCTTCTTACCAATAATCCAACCCTTGCGATAGTCCACGACGTAATCGCCGTTTGCCATGACCGTTGGCACCCCGTTTGCTTGCGCGGTCTTTACCGCTGCGACAAGGCTCGCAACCTTTGTAAGACGCTCTAAAAATGGGAGGTTGTCGAGGGATTCGAGCGCTTCATAGGATAGCTCTACTTCCGCTGTAAACGCCGTACCCGTAAACGAGAGGGACGTGTTCAGTCTTTGACCAATCTGGTCACCCGACGTATTCGCGATAGGCGCTACCGCAAGAACACCTTCAACCATAACACCAGCCGCTTGCCCTGCGTCTGTGGTGCGAACACCTGAGTTTGAGTAATAAAGTTGTACCGTCTCACCAGTTACCGCGAGTCTACTAGACGAACCCCCGATATCTTCGGTGGGCATTCCGCGATGCGGAGCTGACCACTTCTGATTCTTCATCATGGACATAATAGTGTTTATTCAGTTTCGTTAATAACTTCTTCCTTTGCCTTCTTGCCCTTTGCCTTCTTTGGGGCGATGCGCTCTTCTTCCTTTGCCTTCTTCTCGTCAATCTTTGCCTGCAATTCGGCTTCAATCTCAGGAGTAAGACCGCCCTTTTCGCGTTCTACCTCGTCAAGAAGTGCCTTTGTCTCGCTCACGTCGATTTTCGCGATAGGAGGTGCGTAGGTTTCAATGATTTTACCAACCCAGTATTCCTTCTTCGGGTCGTCGAGGTTAACAATCTGCGCTAAATGCGCTGTATCGCCTCGATCAACCGCGATTTGGATGCGTTCCTGCTCTTCGAGCGTGAACACACTGCGTTCAAAGTGGTTCCAGTTGATCATAAATGTCTAAATAAGAGGCTAAGTGCCTCGATAGGGGAGAGAATTGCTTCTCCCCCCGACGAAAGACCTAGCTTAGAAAGCAATTGCGGAACAGGTACCAGCGTTTGTGGACGTGGTGGTGTTCCACACAAGCCACTCGCTAGCCTGCCAAATTGCGTAGGCGCTTTGGAGCGTAGAGGTTGTCGAAACAACATCTGCCGAGGCGCTGTTTGCAAATGTGGCGTTCGAGATGAGCTTTGGCGTACCAGCGGTGTACTGGTTGGTCGAGGTACCCACCGAGAGACCAACCGTTCCAGCGCCAGCCGTGGAGGTCCAAACGCCACTGATAGCCGCAAGGATGCGGTCGCTACCCGTGGTGTTCTGAATCGCACAAGGCGTGGTGGTTGCCGTTGTCATGGTTACCGTAGGACGGTAGACCACGCTTCCGAGGGCGTTTCCTGTCAGGTTGAGGTCTCCTGTAACGGTCAGATCGTCGCCGATGCTGAGGTCGTCAGAGAGTTCAAGGCTGATGAGGTTCGTGGTTTCCCACGCATTTGCCCCAAGAGTTTCTTCGCTAGACGCTTCTGGCTTCACCGACACGTTCGGAGCGCCGTTCTGAATACTGATGGACGTAGGAGCTTTGACAGCCACAACGCCAGCGAGGATAGCGAGAACGAGAGCGCCGACACCGAGGATGAAAGGAATGGTTTTATTTTCCATAGAGCGTCTCTAATAAGATTAGATAGCCGAGCCGTCACCCTTTGAGCCAAACACCCAGCCCCAGTGACCCCATTGATGACCGAAGAGCGTGGAACAAGCGTAAGCGCGTGTACCGTTGCGTACTTCAGAGTCCGAAGCGATGCGAGGCATCCATGCAACAGCGCGGAACGCCATCTTCTGCACACGGTCAAGGTCAACGAGGAACCAGTAGTTGCGGTAAGCGTAAGGGATATCTGGAAGAACCACGACTTCAAGCGACATAACGCCACGAAGTGCCATGAAGTCCTTCGATGCTTGGTTAAGACCAAGGTTTGCCGTCGATGGACCGTACGCGGAGTGGATCGCCTGAATAGCCGTCGAGGACAATTCATGGGAACACACGATGCGGAGGTTGCGAGGACGGGTCATCTGTACACCGTTGTGGTCTTTGAAGCGCGACATTGCGTCCACAGCTTCTACGAGAGAAGCGGAGGTCAGAGCCTTGTGCGTGCTACCCGTGCCGAACGTGTTGGCTTGGTTACCGACACCGCTCTTGCGCGTTGGGTGCGATTCCGAGAAGAGGGCTACACCGTCTCCACCCGTGAGGTTCGTCGTTCCGAAGCCAAGGTAGAAGGTTTTAGCGATTTCTTCGTTCCAGTTCTGGAAGAGGGCTTGTACAGCACCTTCCGTAGCGGACGAGATTTCCATTGCCTGCTTGGAGGTCTGCGCCTTCTCAAGGAAGTGCAACGTCTCTTCGCTGTATTCGAGCAAGCTGGAAAACTTGTCCAAGCGAACCGACATGGCATATCCCTTGTATTTGTCGTTGATGCCGTATGCTTGGCTTTCAAGCGTAAGCGTACCGCGACCTGGACCAGAGAGCGTAGAGATCTGCGCCTCGGTCACGTCTGGGGAGTACTCGCGGAAGAGTTCGCGTCCGGATACTCTGTTGTATTCGTTGAGGGAGGACGTCTCGAAAATCGCGCGGACGGAAGCGTCAACGGCTTGGGAGAACGTACCCGAAGTTGTCATGATGTAGGACATATCGGACTATGATTGAGCGTAAGCGTCATCCTGTACTTCAGCAGCCATGACAACGACTTTGGTAGTAGAACCGTCCTTATCTGGGTCAAAACCACGGACAATGAATTGTCCCGTCGCACCAGCGGAGAGGTTCATCTGAATAGCGCCCGTCGTACCAGAAAGGTCAGCATAAGCGCCGACATCCGTCTGTGCACAGGCTTGGTCGCTGGTAAACACCATAAGCGTTCCACGAGCTGGCACACACAAAGGGGACTTTTTCGCTACGGTCTGGTTGTCAGAAGCCGCTACGAAGTCTTCCTGCGCGTAACCAAGCACCTTCGATCCTGCGGTTGCTACGATAAGCCAACCGTCACCGTCAATCGTTACTGGGTCTGCTTTCGCAAACGTTGTGGAGTTTTTTGCCACTGGAACGGTAAGCGTTCCCGTAGACAAGATCTCCCCACGGAAAAAATCTTGCATAAATACTGTTAGATTTTGAGGTTTTTAATCGCTTCGGGGTTGATTGCCGAAAGGATACGTTCCGCTGCTTTTCGCGCTGGATGTACGGATGCTGGCATATCGCGCGTTGGAATACCTGATGCGACCTGCGACTGCCGTACGACGCTCGCAAATGCTTCTGCGCTTGCGTCTTCTGCGGCGAGTTTCGCTAGGTTCGCTTGGCTGGCGATAGCCCATGCGATTTCGACATCTTTTTGCGCGTCTCCTGTAGATTTGATCGTGTTTTCGAGGTGATGCCGTACTTGCTTACGGGTTTCCTCATCGCTCGTCAGCGCATTCACACGCATATCAATCTCTTTGGAGCGGAGTTTTTCGTTTAGGCGTTCTTCTAAGCGTTTCTCAAGCTCTTCGGATAAGTTGCCTTCCTTTTTACGCAAGGCTTCGTCCTTTCGCTTGATTTGTTCTTCGCGTTCTTTCAGCTCTTTCTCGAGACGTTCTTTTTCTCGCTTGATCGCTTCAAGCTCTGCGTTGTCCCCGCCAGATTCAGGGTTCTGGGTTCCCTCTTGGTTTTGAGCGTCAAGATTCGCTTCTTCGTTGTTTGGCATAATTCCTTGCGCCGAGAGGTGCGCGGATACTCTCTATTGGATGCGGAGCACATCCTAATACTCCTTGGAATAAGAAAACTCCCCGAAAGGGGGAGTATATATTCCTTGGTATCTCGCCGCGAAGAAAGATAACAAGGAGGATGATACTCCCCGTTTCGCGGCGTAGGTTGTCCTACGCAAGGAAGTATATCACATCTTATCCGCAATGTCGTTGTTTCGTTGCGAAGCGTTCATCGACGAGAGCTTTTTAATACGGTCTTGGAAGTCAAGAACGCTTTTTATCGTCAGTCTATACGCCGTCATGCTCATCTCACTCTTCGATGAGAGCGCGAGTTCTGAGTACAGCTTGCGCTTCCACTCTTCCATCTCGCAAATGAAGGCTTCGTTCTCCGCGAGCATCTTCGCGCTACGGATATACTCCGCACGTTCGGCGTTCGAGAGGGCGAAGAACCGTTCATCCGCCTTTTGGAAGGGGAGGACGTAGCCGTGAAGCAGTTTACCGAGTAAGTACCGCGCTATAATGCCGAGGATACGTTCCATCATACGGTCTGCTCAAGTAAGGCATTCGCATCTGCTGGCGTTCCCATAGCTGGCGCTTCCTGCTCAGGGGGTGCGCCTTGCGGTTGTAATTGTGGCGTCTGCTCTTCCGTGGCGAGAAGCGCCTCGTCATCCTCGTTTGCCCGTACAAGGGCGCGTGCCACCTCTTTCGCGTTAAACTCAGGACGTTGGAGGTAGATATTCGTCGCGCGTTGGTTAAACGCTTCACGGCGCAATTCGTCGTAGTTCTGCGAGAACGAAGCGGTATCACTGCGAAGATACAGCGTTATCTCATCGAGCATCCGACGGTTGACGAGGATCGTCTCACGCTTACCCCCGTTCTTTCGTGCCTGCGACGCAAGTTCCATCGACTTCTCACGATACTCATCTTCGAAGCCCTCTTCCCCTGGCTTTTTCAGTCGCTCGAAGCGAAGCTCCAGCTCCCCACGAGTGCCGTCCTCAAGCATCTGGTCGCTGAGAACGAGCTTCTTGATTTTGTTTGTGGATAGCTCCTCAAAGAGGGAAAGAAGCACAGGAAACGTTCGGGACTGGACGAAGTACGCTACTTGCTGGCTGAAGGCATCGAGAGCCACCTGCGCGCTAGAGCGTGTGATAGTTGCCTCGCGTGCGGTCATGCGCTTCTCCGACGATTGACCTTCCACGATTGAGGACACGCTGGACGCTTCAATCTCACGGTCTGCCATGCGTAGCAATTCGAGGTCTCCGTTGTTGATAGGCTCGCCCACACCTTCCACAAGCTGAAGCTTCGGATCTTCCTGCATGTTCATCACGTTGCCTGGGATATAAATCTCATCGCTGATGAAGTTTCCATCGAGGGAGATTTGCGGACGAAGAGCGTTCAGTTTGCCCTTATGCCTGAGAAGCGTCATCCATCCATCGCGCCAGTGCTTATCATAGCGAAACTTGTTTGGCGCGGACTCTCCCCAGTAGAAGTTGCTCTTCGCGAAGTACGAGAAGCGACCAACCGAGACATTGAGAAGACCGTGACGGTTCGGCAAGCGGTTATCTACGGGGAACATCGGCACACCACCGATAATCACGTTATACCACCAGTGCCGCTGCGCTTTCTTCGAGATTTTGCCATCCTTCTTCGCCTGTTCGAGCTGTTTGCGCGTCATCTGCTCATACACGAACAGGATATGCACACGATCACCGACCGTAATACCCTCCCATTCACTCTTCATCGCGTCGTTTTCGCTCCATAGAAACGAATTGTCGCCCTTTGCGACGTACTTAAAGTTCGTCAAGTGTCCAAACATCGCCTCCGCCTCCTCATACGTCGAGTTCAGCTTTGCGCGATAGAACCGTGGTTGCATCTGGATACTTGGTTGCCAATAGTTCGCGATATATACCTCGCTATTAGGCACAATTTCCGAGTATAAACCGTTTTCGTCCACCATATCCATCGTGTGAACCGTTCCTTCCACCGCCATCGTATGCAAATACCGCGAGAGCTTCTGCGCTCCGCTTTCATCTGGGTATCCATCGCTTGTATGCGCCCACTCTAAAATACCACGACACACGCGAGCAAAGTCTACATCCACAGCTTGCTCCGCATTCTGCGCTCGCACAGAGGGGTAGAGCATCCCACGAGAGAGGTTGTAGAAGAAGCTATCCGTTTTGTTACGGCTTGTGGACGTGACGTACGGCTTTACAGGGTCGTTTGGGTCGCCCATCTCTTCACGAGCTACCGCGTAGTCAAGCACAGAATCGTTAAGATACTGCGTCAGGTTGCGGTGGTCGAGAATGGAGAGCGTTTCCTGTTTGAGCGTATACATCTCCATAAACCGCTTGGACACGGTTTGGATAAACGCAAGCTCCTCCTCTTTCGGGGAGTAGGATTCTACCTTTGGTTCGCTAAGCGGATTTGTCGCCATAGGTGAAAGGCTTCTCGAATACTTGATTCTGAATCGTATTGCGACACGCCTCAAGCGTGATCATCGCCTCACGGATACTCAGTCCCTTCTCCGTGAGAAGCGAAAGAACCTCCTTCACGGTCTTATTCACCTCTTCGATACGCTTTTCCTCCGCAATCTTCGCGGATTCTTTTTGCGCCTGCTTGATAGCCTCGCCAATGTCTTGAATCATATGATAGTAGTATACACTCATTTAGAACTTTGCGCTTATCGGCTTTTTAAGACTGCGTTTGTAGGATAGCAATTCTTCCGTTACGGGGTTCTTCTTCGGGATATACGCCTCGGGTTTCTTCGGTATGTCGAAGTACGCGCGCATAATCATCGTATCCGCGAGGTCAGGGGAACGCCCAAGTGACCGCTTCACGTCATCCTTTGGAATAAGCGCGAGCTTATCGCCTGCTCTCTCGCTTCGGCGAAGCGTGTTTGCAAGTTCATCACGTAGCTGTTCGCGTACCTCCATGGATTCGTTCGTCACACAAGCACCGTGGCTTTGTATCCGCTCTGCGAGCTTATACGCGCACTGCGCTTTTAGGTTCGCGTAGTTTTGCTTCGTGTCGCGATAGTCGGGGAGAGGCGAAGATCCACCCATAAAGCCCACGCACCCGCTTAGGATGTCCACAACCCCGCCACCAACCCCGTCTTCGTCCACAAGAACATGCGAGCGCGGAATGCCCTCCGCAATCTCAAAATCTCGTATCATTGTTGCTGTCTCCGTGACGGATTTCTTCCTTCGGACGTAGAGCTTCACGTTCCACCCATCCCACACGCCTATCACGATTCTGTCGCTTCCATACCGCGCAATATCTGCCGTGATATACTTTTCTCCTTTCGGTACCGTGTTTGTGAAGAGGTCAGCTATCGCTGTGGAGCTGGCTATCTGCGTGTCATCGTCTTCGTATTCCCAGTTGCCGTACATAAGCCTCTCACGCATCGCTTGGTCTTCGATAGAGGCGAGTTGCTCCGCATATACCGTTGCCGTGTGGGGATTGTCGTTATACCGCGCTTGGATGAACCGTGCGTCGTTTGGCAGTGTCCCTGCGACGAAGGGCTTATACGCCTTCTGGTAGAGCCATCCTTTGTTTGGGTTACACGTCAGGAGGATTGTCGCTGGTATGCTGTATTCCTCATTCTTCTGGCGACCTAGACGGCTCTTGAGAATGTCATACGCCATAAAATCGACCTCCCCCGCTTCATCGATAGCCCCGTCCGTGAACTCAAGGGAACCAAATCGTTCAAACATCGGATCTGAGGGGGTCTTGGCGAGGTCTAGGAGGTCGATACGCGAGCCGTTAGCGTACTCAACGTAGTTGTACTGCCCGTTGAGCTTCCAATAGCTCTCAGGGATGCCGTGGTGCGCGTGAACCTTGAGGAGCGTGAGATAGCTCGTCTGCATGAGACGCTTTAACTCATTGCGTCCGATAAACCCACGCGTGCCAGGATAGCGAATCCGCTGGAGCATCTGCCATTCACACAATAGGAACGTTTTGCCCCCGCCTGCTCCGCCACCAAAATACACCGTTCTCACGGATGGGTCGGCAAGCGCCGTATATGCCTCATGTTGCCTCGCTGTCGGTTGTAGGGTTATCTGCATGGGGTAGAATGTACTGAATAGCGACAACATTGTTTAGCTTCTCATCCTTGCTCGTCACATCCGTAGTGGTGTGCGGATTTCCCTCACTCATTCTCCAAACTATCTCAGGCGGAAGCTGTTTGAGGTACTCAAGCTTCTCTTCATCGCTCATCGACATCAACATATCCCTCGCAAACTCTTTGAGGGTTTTCCCTTTAGGACGACCTGGACTTATAGACGCAGAACCAGGCAATAACCTGCCTGATTTGTCCCGTTTTACTTCCTTCTTAAAAGGTTTCTCTTCTTCCATGTCCCCATTCTACCACAGATCCGCTAGAGGCAAAAACCAGGGGATGAGGTGGAGGATCGTGCACCTCGACTTTACAGTTACGCCCCTAAACAGGGTATACACGTCCTGTCTACCACTCCTACCAACTCCTACCAACTTTTACGACTTGGTAGGCAGAAAAATACACGAAAACCCCTTATAGAATAGAAAAATGGTCACCAATCCTACCAATCCTACCAAGTTTTTAGGTGTCGGCACATGGAGGATTGACGTTTTTGGTATCCAATAGCGTTTTTCGTGCATCTCGACACCCGTTTTACCGCTAGTCTTAGCATAAAAAAAGCACTCCTACCAATCCTACCAACCCGAAAATACTTCGTAGGAGCGGTAGGAGCGGTAGGAGTAAATTGTCAAAAGTGCTTCAACTGGTTTTGGCTGTCTAAAGTCGTGATGTAAAGCCGTTCTTTACACCTTGTCGCAGCAACGTAGGCAAGCCTTCTTGCTTCGTCAGGAGAGAGGATGTCGCTCATCTCCACACGTTCCGTAGAATCCGTGAGAAGAACAACCGTATCTGCCTCTAGTCCCTTTGACCCGTGGAACGTGCTGAACGAAACAAGAGGCAATGCCGGGTTCACCATGCCTTTACTATAAGTATATTCGTCCAAGAATGACCTGTCAACGCGAGTCCACACGCGGCGCATTTCTTTCGTCCCGTAGGCAAGAAACTGCTCTAAGGTCAGCGTCTTATCCCTCCCCAGAAGCATCTTTACCGCCTCTTTTCCCCCTCGCTTCCAGTAGGAAGCAGCGGGGAGCCACGGACCAGTAAGCGCTTCTGCGTCGGTAAGGGTAAACCGTGCAGGCGGGGCGCCAATAAGCTTGTAGAGATGCCCTATCGCCTCGTCCTTATCTGTTCTCGTCATGTTAAGCCCCTCGCAGAGAGGCTTGATCCGTTCGAGGATATGGTTGGTGCGTCCCAGAATCAGGACGCTGCCAAGCTCTCGTGGGCGTTTTCGTAAGAGGTCAAGAGCGCCCTCGGCATCCGCGAAGCGCTGTATCTCTCCGCCAGTCTTTTTAGGGATAATAGGAAACGCTGCTTTTAGTATCCTATCCGCATTTCCCGCAATGACAGAAGGAAGGCGGTAGGACTCCTGCCGTATCTCGTGGCTATCTACGGCGAGTCTTCGGATCGCCTCGGGGTCTACCCCAGCCCACCCGTAGATACACTGGTCAAGGTCACCAGCGTAGACCACCGTCTTCCCCTCAGCCCGCTCACAGATGGCGAGTTGTAGGGGAGTAAGGTCATTCACCTCGTCAATAGCCACATAGTCCGCTCGGAAGGATAGTCCAGACTGCACACCCTCCTCTAGCAGCGACATAAAATCCCACCCCCCACGAGCAAAGCCCTGCTTCATCCGCTCCCAGAGGTAGAAGACCCGCGTTCGGGTGTACCCCCGAGCGGTCGTATCCCCCACGGGTAGCCGCAGGGAGCGCAGGCGCTGGATCTCTGTATACGCCTCGTCGTCTTCCGTCTCGGGTTCGCCGAGAATAAGACCCTCGTCCACGCCAGATACACCCGCCTGTCGCTTCGCCTCTCTCCCAAACGATAAACCAAGCTCTCGGTCATGACTAAAAAGGTACGGCGTCAGATGCGCCTCCCGCTTCTTTCCCAGCTCCCTGTAACACGCTGCATGAATCGTCCGTAGCGTCAGGCGTGTCTCCAGATCCTCGGGGAGCATCCCGATTCGGCTCTTGATATCCTGTATATTCTTCCTCCCGAATGTCGTTATTGAAGCCGTCCCACCCGCTCTCAAGACGGTCAAGGCTTCCTTGGCGATGAGCGTCGTCTTCCCCCCGCCCGGCTTCTGTTCCCTGAATATCCTCATAAATAGCGAAAAAGTACTGGCGTGATTTACCTTTACGTTGCCTCGTAGCGCCCATATCCTTGAGGACGTTCGACAGCAGGCGGTTAGCGATAACGTTGTCTCCCCGTGACTGAACAAACTTCAGGCATCCATTGAAGGGGATATAGGTCACGTCCCCTTCGCGTACGGGGAGCTTCGTCTGTTCGTAAGCATGCTCGTCGTGATCGATTTCCTTCGCCTTCGTCATATATTCTCGCACAAGCTCCTCCACGCCCTCGAAGAGGCTCCGTTGCTCGGCGATCTTCGCCCTATCGGACGTGAGCCACGGAATCACTACCTCCGAGAACCAGAACCGCTTTGTTTTCTCGTCCCTGTACGGGCATTCTATCTCTTGCAGGGTAATGTTTTCGAGCCGAGATGCTATATAGAGCGGATCACGGAGCTTGTCCATCGTACAATCAACCAACGCCTGTTTACCACCAACGGAAAACACCAGCGAAACCGTCTCTCCGTCGGAAACACCTCTTCGCATCTCTACCTGCTCCCACGGGAGCTTATTCGTCTCCCGCTTCTCTCCTCCGAGCGTTTTTTCGTAGGCTGCATACTGTTTCGGGTATTTCTCGCTCATCTTCTTGATACCCTCGTAGAACCATTTATCCAGCTCCTTTTCATCTAGATCGGGGTAGCCTTTTTTGGCGTCTGCTAGATAGGCGTTTCGCCCCGTAGTCGCCCATTTTGGTGGTAGCACGTCCATGAGGGTGGCAATGGATAGCGCGATAAGTACTTCATTCATAGCCCCTCGCGGTCAAGAATCCATTGTACCATCTCCTCCACCTCTTCCTCCCACTCAGCTTTGAGCGGTTGGCAACTTTGCAAGTACCACGCCTTGAGAGCGTTCGTGCGGTCCAATACATCGGACGGTAAACACCCGCGGAACAAGTGAGCAGTGACTTTTTTCAGCTCGGGGTGGCGGTGGTTCGGCGTAAGGATCATTGAAGGCAAGCGGTACTGATCCCTTCGCCCAACGCGGGAAGACGTGAACGCCCGTGGCTCTTGGTAGGACCACATACGTTCAAAGAGCGAAAAGTCATACACCGTACCTGCATCCATATAGATAGTCTCCACGAGGACGTGTTCCCCCTTGGTATGCCACGTCTCTGGCAAGCGCATAAGCCGAGCAGGGTCTGAACACGCCGTATCTCCCCCGAGGGTTTCGGCGACGCGCGTCTGAACAAAGGACCATCGAAGCGGGTCAATCACCCCACAAATCTTCCAATAGACGTGGTATCCCCTTCCGCTTTCAATGATCGCTGTCGGGCGAAGGGGAAAGCGGTCTATCCGTTCCATTTGCTCCTGTTTGGTCCCGTCGTCAAAATCCGCAAAGACCGAGGTGAACCGAACAACGTTCCCCGCATGGCGAAGATGGTTTTTCGCATTCGGCTGATCGCCTAGCTCATTCACCACGAAGAACAGACCGTACCCCGTATCTCGTGCATATTCCGCATCGTAGCCCAGCATTTCGTGTTTTTGTCCTCCGTTCTTTGCGTTTGGAACGTACCAATAGATGGGACGTTTAATCTCTAGGTGTTCGAGAAGAGTCAGCATAAAGGGCGAAGGTTGAGCAATCGTGAAGGACCAAATGTTCTTTGGTGTAGAGACAGGACGCGCACAGATGGCGTTTTATGTCGTCTTTCAAGCCTGAAGCGAGATACAGGTGTTCCTCTGTTCGGCGGTAAAGCTCCATTTGCCACTCCTCCCATGATTCTTGAGGTTTCGCGAGTAGCTCTAGCGTAGCGCGAACGACATCTGCCATACGGATAGAAGAGTGTACCCATTTATCCCCACACATATCGGTCATGAGATGGAGCTGTCTCGCCATCTCATTCGCAAAAATACGAAGCGGCACTATTTTCTCCTCGTCAAAGGTTGTTTTTGCCATACTATTACGCCTTAAACTCGTTAGGAGCAGCATTCAGCTCAAAATCACCTGTCTGGAAGTCAATCATGGCGTTACGTCCTGGCTGTACGACGTTTATCTCGCGGATCTTGGATGGGTTCCCTCCCCAGATAGCCAGAGCCTGTTCGATCCAGTAGGCGTCATCATCACGCGTAAACCCCTCGCCGATATCGTACTTCGAGCTAACCTTTTCCCAGCGAAGCTCTTTCATCTTCTGGAACAGCGCAAGGGTCATACTATTCTCCGCGTCAATTCCAGACCCGAAGTCGTAGACGATAACCCTATCCGCCACCGTCCGAATATCATTGTGGATTTTTGCGATATACCAGTTGCCCTTTGTATGCCCGATTCTCACCGTGTACTTGTCGTAGATAATCTCAAAAGCGTACTCGTTCGCCAAAAAAAGGCGCACGATACTTGATGCATTATAGTGTCCTTGGATCATAGAGTCTGACGATTATGCGCGTTCTGCGCTTGGTTAAGAAGCAACGATATCCGTCGTTGAGTCCTTCAGTGGACTAAAACCATCCTACCAGAAAAAACACGAAAAGTCAACCGAGCTTTTGGTACGCATCCACCGCTTTTTGATAGCGCTCGGGTAGGTAAAGAGGATCAGCGAGTACCTTCTGCACGTCAGCTATCGACTCCACACACGATGCCACACCGCCTGCTTTACGCACACCACAAAGGAAGGCTATTTGGTCGTCGGATAATTTTCCGCCCTCTCGCTTAACTTCGACGGACCAGAACCTCCCATCAGGATAGATAGCGATAAGGTCTCCCGCGCCTTTCGATCCGAATCGAATAAAACGTCCAGAATCCTTATCCGAATACGCCCCGCTATTATTTCTGAAAAAGAAGGTGCCTCGATACCGCAAGAACTGCATAATCGCTTTTTGCACCTCCGCCTCACTCACCTTTACCCCACCGAGGAAAGAGCCTTGTCGCATACTACTTCCGCCACAGGATAACCACACCGGCAACGGACTTCCGCGCAAGCGCACATACGCTACACAGAGGACTGTACGCAGGATTGGGATTCTTCGGGTCGTGGCACTCGTACCGACAGGATGGACAGGTCATGCGTATAGTATACCACACCTCTTGACAACACACAGCGTCGTGTGCTATGATGGAGACATGAGGGAGCAATGCTTCCTCCACCCCCCGAGGGGTGCGACACATCGGCTACGGCTGATACCTCGACCCCTCCGCGGATTTACCTCACACCCTTACATCTATGCAAAAAATCGCCAAGGCTCTTGCCATTTACCACGAGCATATGAAGCCCGTGGGAAAGGACAAGGTCAACCCACACTTTCGGAATAAGTACGCTTCCCTTGATAGCATCCTCGAAGCCATCAAAGAACCGCTCAAGACCGCAGGACTGACGTTCGTCCAGCTCCCCATCGAAGGCGGGAAGCTCAAAACCATCCTCATCGAGTCGGAAAGTGGCGAGAGTATCGAATCCACCATGGACATCCTTCTCTCGAAGAACGACCCACAGGCACAAGGCTCCGCCCTTAGCTACGCTCGGCGCTACGCCCTCTCGGCGATCCTCGGCATCTCAACCGACGAGGACGACGACGGCAACGCGGCAACACCCGCGCCGAAGGCAACACCAGCACCCGTACAGGCGGCAAACCTCTGCAACGTGTGCAATAAGCCTCACAATGGTACTTACCCGACCTGCTACACTTGCCACACCGCTAAAAAATCTCAAGCCTAATCTATGGAAAACAACAAATACGAACAAAAACCACTCACTGGCACGATCTGGATGGAGCTTCAGACCAAGGTAGGAAAGAATGGCGAGTTTCAAGTGTACTCTGGTTCCGCCCTCATCGAGGGTAAGGAATACTGGATCTCGGCAGTGCCGCGTACCACCCAAACTGGCAAGAACCTGCTATCGCTCTCCTTCCGCGAGAAGCAACCAAAAGCACCAAGCGGTCCAATGCAGGTCGTAGATGCGGCGCCGATCTTCAACGACGTAAAGAAAGACGAGATCCCGCTCAACTCCATCCCATTCTAGTCTATGCCCATCCCTCGCTCCTACTTACCCCTCCTCGCGAATCGGTACCAACTGAACGGTCTCTCCTTTTCCGCCTACCGCAATGCGGTGGGCGTTCAGGATTGGATGGATCTCACGGACGAATCGACACTCATGGATCGTATCCGTATTGACCGTCTCCTATACCGCGCGTGGAAGTCTGTACTCACTTTTTAGCCGTATGATCTTTGTTAAGCGTCGGAAAAAAATTCCTCCGCTCGTAACGGGTATTGGGGACGGGTACACGGCTGTCGCCCGCGCCAAATGCAACGCCGAACAAGACGCGTGGAACGCCCACAATCTATTAATGGCAGACATATATGGCACTAGAGCATCGTTGCGCTGGTACCATATCTGGCAGCGCCTAGCTCTAGCCCTCGAAGCGTGGATAAGCCAAAAACGGCTACTCAAGCACCTGCTATCAGCCGATATAGACACCATCCTAGCCAGCCACGGGTATGTGCTGGATGAGGTCCAAAACACAACAGAAGTGTGGAAGCAACCCGACGAATTAAGCAATAACCCCCTATGACCGACGAACAACTACGCCTAGCTTCCCAACTCCTCGCCAAAAAATCAGCAGAAGCACGCAAAGCCTTCTCTCCTGAAAAGCGCTCCGCTATCGCGAAGAAAGGCGCACAAACCCGCGGCGGTAGCGAGTTTTACCGCATGATGGGACAGCGAAGCGCCGAAGCAAAACGCAAGAAAAAGGAAGAAGGACAAGCCCTTGACAACACATAGCGGTATGTGCTAGTATAGAGGTATGAGAGGGCAAGAACCTCTCGCCCGACGAACGGACTCGCTGGCTACGGCTGGCACACTCCGGACTGACGCAAGACTACACACTATCCATACAGCATATGCAATCACGCAAGGTCTACACACTATGGGACGAAGAAAACCAGATGTTGCTACCTCAAGCATTCCTCGCAAGCGCGGAAGGATCTGACGCTCGCGAACTCGCTGAAATGGCTAAAAATCGTGACAAGTACTTGCGGGACTATCCACTCGTTCTCTGCGAGCTAAAACCTATCGAATAACACACGGGGAGGGTAATTCCTCCCCCTTCTCACCTATGACCTACCGCGTACAATCACGCATCCGCTCACCGTACCGCATAACCCTCACGGAGTATGCGCTAGGTGTCCTCGCCTTAGTCACGCCTCTCGCCCGACGAACGGACACGCTGGCTACGGCTGGCACCTCCCGACCGACGCAGGTCTACTCACTACACACGATACTATGCGCAACTACGACGAGGTTCTTCCTCAGAAGTATGGACACTACGAAGCGATTGACGAGCTAGAGGCAACGAAGGACGCAAGCGCCGTAGTCGGCGCACAAGCACAAATCGACTACGTTGCCCAGCGCAAGGAAGTCGCTGAGATCGCGTGGGGACGTATCGAGACGGCGGTAAACCTTCGTTTAGAGTCGCAACGCCAAGAATGGCTAACCGAAGCGAAGCGCAATCTCAAAGCGCACCTCTACGACACAGACTTCGAGAAGCGCGTAAACGATATCCTCGACAGCGCATGGAGTCTCACTCTCATCGAATCCAAGTACCTATGACCCTCGCACCCATTCTCATCGGTATATTTATCGGTCTCGTTATCGGCGAGTTCATCTCGCGCCAGCGGTTATGATCTCCCCCCAAGACTTCCTCGCTAGAGCCAATTCCAACTGTTGCGATATGAAGATGACCGCATGGAATGTGTGTACCTCATGCGGTGAACCTTGCGCTCCTGCTGAGGGGGAGAGCAACTAGTATGCCATCCGCAGAACTTGTCTACATCTACACCGTTCTAGGCTTAATTCTAGGGACAGGGCATTTTGTAGCGACACGAGACCTCATCGCATCAGGCGAGTTCGCCCTGGCTTCTATCGGCGCCATGTGCGCATTCACCGCGATACTTGGGGTCATGACAGCAAGCGACCAAAACTAACCCCTCCACACTTCGCCTCTCGTCTATGGGTGGCGCATCTCATGGGGCAGTACCTCATGCCATGCGACCACGACGACGGTTTCGCGGTGTTACCTAGTGGGGTTCCCCTATAAACACCAAAAAAATGAATGCTACTCAGCTCTACATAGGGCAGGTTAGGTCAGGGTCAGGGTCGGTGTCGGTCTCGAGGTCATGGCCAGTGTCGGTCTCGAGGTCAGGGCCGAGGTCGGTGTCGAGGTCGTGGTCGTGGTCGAGGTCAGGGTCGTGGTCGAGGTCAGGGTCGTGGTCGGGGTCGTGGCCGTGGTCGGGGTCGAGGACATAAACTTTTTACTATATCTGTATGAACACCCAAAATAAGGAATCGCTCTTCGTGCAAGGGCAAAAATACTACATCCGCACGGTTACACACCATCAAGTAGGCGAGTGTGCCGGCATCGTCGAGGAGGGCAACGTACCATTTGTCATCCTGCAAAACGCCTCGTGGGTTGCGGATTCAGGCCGCTGGCATGATGCGCTCGCCAAAGGTTTCCAAGATAACGCAGAAATCGAGCCATGCCCGGGTATTGTCCGCGTGAACATCTCCTCCATCATTGACGTGTTCGACTGGTCGCACGACCTGCCAACGAAACAGCAATAAGCATCTACTCATTTGTTCTTTATCCTATGAACATCAAAAAATCCGTTGTCGCTAATATCATCGAAGCAGGTGCAGCCATTGACCGCATATCACGCCTTAAGAAGACCACCGCCGAAGAGCAACTCACCAACGCAAAGCAAGCTATCCATTTTGTACGAAGCGTCCTCACGACGCTGAGAAAACTCAAGTAACCCACACAGGGGAGCAACCCTCCCCTGTTTCTATACCTAATATGCCCATCTACTCCTTTCCAGAACTCAAAGGAAGAATCAAAGTTGGTGACACGGTGATCCACGAGGGGGAGAAAAAGAAGGTGACAACGGTCACTAACCTCTACCATTTCTGGCTCGACGATGAAAAAGGTGGATACGCCTACGATGACGACCTCTCATCCCTCGAACTCCTCGAAGAAGAACCCAAGACTCTCGACACGGTAGACGTGGGTGATGTGGTGGTGGATGCGACGGGAGTTGAGTACAGGATTCTGGATACATCAAAGAATGGAACCGTGCTTTTTATCACGAACCCAACAAAGCATAGTAACGAATACATTAGCCGCATTGAATCTCGCGAATACCTAAAATCTCTCGACTGGACTGCCAAGCAAGCACCTCAACCCGTCACCATGACGCGCGAGGAGGCAGAGAAGGAGCTAAGTAAGGACGGTAAGCAGGTGAAGATTGTATGATAGGACAATATACAGCGGCATTTCTCATGTTTTGGTATGCAGTCTTGATTCTAGTCCTCCTCACTACCCTCATCGTGATAGTAGTTAGAGACGCTTGGAAGGACCGATTTTAACCAATACATTATACAAATTGTATGATAACACGCGAACCAAACGGAGAATTGACAGGCGAATGCGTACTTTTCCGTATTCATTACAGCGAAGGGGTTTATCTCTACGCTGGTATTGACCAACTATGCGCCTCCCTCCCCGAAGCCCGCGCCATCCACGCGGAGCTGACGGAATTATTCGCTATGTTGGATG